TTGTTAACACAGGTGGAAGGGGGTACAATAGCGCATCGATATGCAGCAAGAACAGGCATCTTAGGGGCATATGCAGTCGGGATATCTATGTTCACAACTCACTGTGTGATCTCTAGCGACAACTGCGGCTTCTTATCCGGGGGGGTCGACGATTACCCGGTGATGTTCCAATCCTTCTACTTAGTTGGTCTTTGGGTTCTGGGGATGTTTTACAGAGGGTCTGTACCTAGCATCAAATCTATTACTATCAAGATAGGGGATACCATACTTGAAGCCCTTCCTAATAGAGAGCTTCAGATGCTATCGCCCCCGAATGCCCCCCTATACCGTCTGACAACGAATAAGCTTGCGTTTGTGCCATCTCTTCACTTAGTAAGGATCTTTCCAACCGCAAGAGCTTTGCAGCTTCCCGTCTCTTATGATAAAACAAGGAAGAAGCTTAATTCCCGTGTCATCACTCATATTTTAGAGGGTTACTATCATAATATCCTCCGTGGTCACAGTCTTGGGCGTCATGCAGCAGACGGATCACGATTAGCTCACATGGTTGACGCCCCTGATATAGCAGAGGTCCTAGGGGTAGGACTTACTCCTCATATTAAAGCGGCTATAAATACGGTTGCTGAGGAAGTGATAACCCATGAATTAAGGAACCTCGGTAAAGCAGAAGGCCGATACAGTGTCTTTGGCTATGCTTACGGGGCTTGTGCTCTTCTAGCACAAAGTCTGCTAACACATGCCGGGCACCCACACTTGTTGAATGATCCCGCAATGGTCAGATATAACCTCCTGGATATCCCTAGTTACATCCAAGACCCCAATACACAGCTCCGGCGGGTCACTGCGAAGCTCTGCAACGAGGTTATGACTCTTGTCAACTCCCCGTCTCGTCAGTTTTCACTCCGCACGAAAGGATTGTTCTTAACCCCTGAAGCCAACCCTAGGACTGAACACATTGTGGCCAGTATAGGATGCGTTCTATGGTACTTACATCGTTCAGGATCATTGGAGCTACTCCTGTGCAAGCACATGTTTAGACGTTATATCTTAGTCCCTGTTCGACAACCAATTAGTGATGAACTTAAGACTGCCCGACTTGTTGTCTCAGGACAGCTCCTGGCAAGGCAGCTGATGAACCTAGGAGAGTACTCTGCTGCGGAGATGGTGCTTGTCGTAGTCAAAGGAGAGTTGCTATATGAGTATCAGACGAACGTCTCTCTGGCCATCAGATGGTTACGACCCACCAAGGAATCCCCTCTGATCCCCTACCCGAATTATCGCCAGTATCGGCTAGTCGGACTATCCAAACTAGATTCTTACTCCGTCCCTATGATTCACTCCGATACCAGATATCACACTCTAGGAGAAACATGGACTGATAGCTTGGCGGTGACCTTACCAGACAGGGTTCTGATCTTGAATAGCATAGCTAGACGATATGGACGCCATAGCACTGAGTATGGATCTACTATATCGATCTGGCAACCATTCATGGAACACCTCAAAGGTCGGCAGTGT